TAACTGCGTTAGTGCCGTCTGCGTCAACCCAAGTTGAATTGGCATTGCCGCCTGTAGCAACTTTAAGTTTGCTGTTGGTCGTATCAAAAACGATAGTCCCAGCAGCCTTACCAGCGGTGTTGACTGCATCTCCGATAGCCGCAATCTGCGTAGAAGTGGCTGTGCGAAGCTGAACATAGCCAGCAGTTGCGTCAACATTACCGGTAAGAGTACTGCCAGAGATAGTAACGTCATACAACGTACCACCTTGTACGGTCAGGTTCTCGTGTGTAATACCAGTATAAAGACCCATATTTGTCTCCTTAAGAGAAGGGGGCCGAAGCCCCCGACCCTAATTTAGGCAGCCGCAACGTTAGCGACGATGGCAAAAGCAACCACCACGCAATCGGTCGGAACAGCCGTGTTGAGGAGCAAGTCAATCGTATCCGCCGAAGTCACGGCAGTCGGATTGGCAAGGTTTGCAATACCGTAGCCAAGGGCGTTCGAAGCCAGATCGTTAGCGTAGGCATTAGCCGCAGCAGGTGTACCACCCGTGAAGCCAAGGTCAAACGTAGCGGTCGTGTTCGTGCTCTCAACACTCGTCACCTGCAGACCAGCCGAAAGAACGACCGAGCCAGCGGGGAGAGCGATGACTTCCATAGTATCGCCAGCAACCAGAGCCGTAGCACCAGCGGCTGAACGAGCAGCTACAATTTTAGCAAAATCCAACTCAACAGAAAACTTTGAAACTTCCGTCACATTAGCCGGAAATGCCGCAGTTCCCTTATTGAACCCAAGTGAATCACTGTAAGCAGGCATTAGATTAAACTCCTACAATTAGGCGAACTGGATGACGGACTGAGCAAGAGCCTCGCCCTTCACGACCTTATAGCCATACACCTGAAGACCACGGACGATGTTACCGAAAGTGGACTCAGAGCGGATGGTTTCCATGTTGGTCATCTGAGAGGCAAAGGTAAAGCCCATTTTGTGACCAGCGATCAGATTGTACTTACCGCCGCTGTCAACCTTGAGGTTGTGGCTGACATAAACCGTGAAACGGTCAATCATGCCGAGGCGGCCATTACGAACAATCGAAGTGCCGTCACCAGTCAACGAGGCGTCCTTAAGCTCGGACTTCTTAATGAGACCAGCGAACTTGGCAGGCACAACCATGAAGCGGTTCTGCTCGGGGCAGTTGGCTTCGTCGAGCACCGTACCAAGGTCAACGATCAAATCAACAACCGACTTCGTGCCGCCAGCGCCACTTGAAGTCACCTGAAGAGGCGAAGCCGTAGTGCCGAGGTTGAATGAAGAAGACTGCTCACCAGCGGTGGCACCCTTGTTGAACGAACCAATGTCCGGAAGAATGTCCGTCAGAACGCGCTGGTCGATCTTGATCTTCATGCGCTCCGAAGCGTCCTTCGTCCAAGTGTCCATCAGGTTGATGTCCGATTGAACCTTGTCAACATCGTCTTCGACGCAGGCAAAGTATTCGCCCTTGTCGATAACAAGCTGAAGCTTCGGCTTGTCGGGATTTTCAACCGTCAAAGTCTGGCCCTTCACGTAATCGCGGATCGTGATTTCCGGCGTGGTGCGGATGTTAACCGTGTCACCAAACTGGCGAATCTCGCCCTCGTAGTCCGTGTTGGAGATAGCTGCGAGAACCGTAGCATCGTAGAAGTTCTCGATCAGCTTTCCAGACCAAAGCTCAGGAATAAAATTGCCGCTGTAATTCGGGCGGCCCGGTGAAACAGGATAAGACATTATAAGTCTCCTCTAATTACGCATTAAGTTGTATGCGATTTTCCCGCTGTGCAGCGAAGATATCGCGCTCCATACGGTCACGTTCCTGCTCCCGACCTTTATATTTACCCTGCCGAACATCGCTAAAAAACTTTTGAATGTCCTGCGGGGTATACATTTTAGCCTTGTTGGATTGCGGGCTTCCGGAACTCTTTGTGCGTCCGGGGGTAACCTGTTTCTCCAACTCTGAGGAAACAGCGCGACCTTTAGTCTGAGCAACATTGGCTTGTCCAGTATCCTCAAGCCAAGTACGG